CTTAGAGTCGTTGAAAGCTAAAATAAAACGACCAGCATTAGATGTGCCTGCAAACTTTTGCGCTATGCGTTGCTCTATCTCATACCTTGCATTCTCATCAGGAACTCCATTATTGAAGTTTATGAGCATAGATGGACTAAAATTATTCTGAACTACATTGATGTAATAGTTTGCTATCTCTTCTTCTACAGATGCAAATGGTAAAGCTCCTTGATAGTCTACTGGACTATAATAGTGATAACCTGCACGATAAGGTCTAATGTATAGAATCTCAATACCATCCTTAGAGAAACCAAAAGCAGGAATCCTCATAGGAGTTTCTTTTTTCATTTTTACATCGTGCCAATTTTTAGCATAGTAATATCCCTCAACATCTCCCTCTTCGTTGCATCTTTCAGCTCTTAAGCTTTCAATGGGTATGTGATGTACCTCTGTGATTCGTGAGTGATCCTTAGAATAGATGACTTGAAACGCTGCTTGGCCCATCATCTTAAAATCAGAACAAACTCGTCTCATTGTCTTTGCCTGAAACAAAGATTTCATTTGAGCATATTGTTCAGGTCTTTTATTGCTATCGGAAGCATCTATACCTTTACCATAAATTAGCTCTGACATTCCGTTTATGATAGCATTGTTGGTCGCTGATCCATTGTAACGATCAATTAAATAATCGAAGTACATATTGTCCTCGCCATAGGCAATCCAATCCTCGCCTCTCTGCTCTTTTACTACTGGCGTAGTGTAACCTGATAAGTTTACTATTCTAATATCGCTCATGGTACTATTATAAATTCGTTAGTGTTTGAATTTTCCTCTTTATACACACCCTCGTTGACAGTATATTTTGGATAATCCGTTTGTGAAGTTACAAAAACTCTATCACGATAAATTAAATTATTCCCATCAAACACTTTCAGCCCATAGAACCTAGCATCTACAACAGTAAAAACTCCTGTCATAGTCATAAAACCATTAGCAGAAGAAACAGTAACTGTTGGCGTTGCTGTTGTATTTGTAGACTCATCAATCAATTTAACAGTTACCGCATTCGGAAATGAACGTGGAATGATAATAATGTTTTGATTGCCTGTTGATACTTGTAATATGTGCATCGTAATTAAGTAACTAAAAAACCAAAGTTTATTGCAAAAGAAAAGAGGCATAAAGCCTCTCCCCTAAAACCAACACAATAAATTCTAACTATTATGAGTTATGTACCTGCAACAATCGTCTCTGTTGCGCTAGACATTCCTGCGTATGGGTTTGCATCTGTAGCACCGCTAATAAAGTTAGCAGGCAATTTCTCTTGCGCCACCAATGTCATTGTGTAACCACTTAAATCTCCCATTGCAGTTCCAGTTGAGATTGTTCCAGCAGAAGCATCAGCTCCGTTTTCTAATCCCATCAAGAAAGCATTTCCGTTGTAATCAACAACTACTACTTGAGGTCTGCCATAAGCTAATAATTTTAGCTGCTTGTTGTCTTCCTTGCTTAACTTGGTCAAGGTAAGTGTTAGTGTCTGCTCATAGAACGTAGTTCCAGTAGCACGAGAAACATTTACAGCCTGCTCAAAAGAAGAGTCTCCTTTAAGATCATACTTGTAAGCATTAAAAGTTCCACTCATATCTTCAACCTCATCAGTTGTTGCAGATACTGAAACTGTTCCAATGTCTCCATAATTTGTAAAGTAGACTGCTGTTATGCCTCCTACTACATCCTTACATGGTAAGGCCCTTCCTGCTGATAAATCACACGCCATTTTTTGATAGTATAAAAAAAGGGGATAGGGAATAAACCCACATCCCCCTTTTGGTTAATTTAATAATTTTACGAGTACAATACAGTATCAGCTCCGATGCCAAAATTAACACCAGCGAAGAACCTGAGAATTACTCGAATGTTGTCTGATCCATCAAGGTCAGCCATGTCTAAAACACGAACTTCGTTTTGATCTGACTCTAAACCTGTTCCGAAGAAAAGATTGCTTTTTTCAGCACATACCATGTGATTTGCAGGTAGTCCATTACATATTTCAACACGAATGCCATCGAAAGACAAAGTCTGCTCTCTACCTGCCCACATTGTACCTTGTGCAAGGTAACCATTTGATCCAGTTGCAGCATATCCACCTAAAGCTCTGATGTATGCTTTACCTACATTTTGTGAAACATAAATGATTAAGTCTTCCTTACCATATAAAGCAGCAGGAGTAGCATCAACTACTTTACCTATTTCTGCAATTACGTTAGCAGCATCAACACCACCAGCTACAGCAGCAACATCATTTACTGCTGCATCAGCAGTCAATAAAGGAACAAGTCCTGCGAACTGTCCGCTTGTAGCAGCGTTACCATTCCAAATGTTCTGCTCGATTCGTTGTGCAGTTTTACCAGCAGCATAAGCAATCAAGTAATCAGAAAAAGAAGCAGGCAATCCATCATAAGCAGAAGAACCCATTTGACCACCCTGCCAAGTTGCATAGAAGTCTTTCTTGCAAAGTTGAAGGTTAACCTGAAAAGGCTCAACCTCAAGAACTCTATCTGAAAGAGTCAAAGTTGATGTAGGAGTGAAGTCACAAGTTGCATCTTTAACGATGTCATCTAAATTGACAGTCTGTAAAGTAGTCTTGAAATTGACATTAGGTAGTACCTCTATCAAATTTTTTGATAAAGTATCCGCGCTTAATAACGCTGCGGAGATGAATTTTTGGGCGTAAGAGCCTACATAATTCGTGGTAATAGTGGTCGTTGTGGCCATTTTTTGATTATTTATTTAAGTGATTAAGAACTCTCTGAAATGAAGTTAGTGGCCCTCTTTGAGTTTCACTTACATTCGCTTTTTGAGCATTTTCGGGATTGTGTTTGATAGGCTTAGTTGCTGACTCAGCAGACAACTCTTGGTTTTTAGCTTTCAACTCTTCAATTTGAGATGATGCTTCAACCTTATCTCTCTTTAGGTCAGCTACAGCATCTTCCAAGTTTTGGATTCGCTTTTCCATGCCTTCCCAATCTCCAACGTCAGCCATTTTTTCTTCCTCATCTTTTTCGGAAAAATGCTTTTCAGTAGTTTGAGATTCAATAACTTTCTTAGGAGTTTCCTCCTTAGTAGATTCTTCTGAAGCCTCAACCTCAACTTCCTCAACAGGAACTTTGACTTCAACTTCTTCTTCTTTCTTTACGTCTATGCGATCAATTATGCCTTCTTCAGAAACGACAATAACTCTGCCATCTTCCAAAACATAATCTCCAACTGGTACAGCTATACGAGCTTCATCAGTTACAATAAAGATTTCGTTACCACCTTCAAACTTCTCAGCTTCAAAGATAGTTCCGTTCTCAAGAGTCATTCGCTCTAGTTTAACCTCGACTGAAGACATATCAGTCATAAGTTTTTTAAGTATTTCGGTTGCTTTCATAAGTATCTAAATAATTAATAAAAAAAATAAATCACATTTTCAAGCAAGTAAGCATTTTTACTCGCTATCCTCTGCTTCTGTAAACTCTCCTGAGTTTAAATTCACGTTGATCTTTCCGTACTTGTCTTCAAGCTCTGCTCTTAACGCATCTTGCTCTTTCATCACTTGACTAAACATCGCCTGTAGTGAATGAGATTGCGTAGACAATAAACCTAAGTCATGAAGTATTGCACCCTTATTCTTTTCTTGGTCTTGTAATGATGCTAATTCTTCTTCAGAGATTTTGTTTTCCTTTTTGCTCATAATAATTGTTTTTTAAGATTTATAACAAATATAAACTATTTTGCTTTTAAAAGATCAATCTCTGCTTTAAGCTCTTGAATTGCACCTACTAACAAAGGAACAAGTTTAGACTGGTCAATACCTTGATAGTCAGGAACACTTCTTGTTGCCATTATTGCCTCAGTAACTAATTCATCACCATCATAAACCGCAGGAGTCTTTTCATATTCCTCCTCTTTCATACCATCCTTTGTGCCTGAAATAGCTTCAGGAACTACTGACTGAACTTCGTGTGCTAAGAATCCATCTACTGTTGTGTCTGAATCTGCAATAAAGTTGAATCTGCTAGGCTTTAATTGAGCAACTCTGTCTAATGCTCCTGTCATCTCTACTACGTTCTCTTTTAGTCTGTAGTCTGATGATGTGTTAAATGCAGTTGCAGAACCATTTGTGCTTATACTTCCAACTGTTCCATTTGGATTTTTAAATGCTGCTATGGTGCTATTAGATGTTGTTGAAGAACCTAAAGACAATACACTTCTATCGTTACTTTCTCTAGCAAAGTATGCGTGTGTTGTTCCTTCTGTTGTAGTTCCAATTAAAACACTAGATGC